GCCTGATTATTGAATGTACACTTTTAGCAAATTCGCGGCTAAAGGAAATTATCCGCGGGACTGCGTCTTCAATTGTTCTGCCAAGGGAAATCGCCCAATCCTCGAACTTCTTCCCTTGGCCTTTTAGAAAGTTCTGAAACTTATTACCAAGCTTTATAAATGTCGGCAGGAGTTTTTCGGCAAGTTTTGATTTAAGGCCAGTTGCTGCTTGCTGGATATTAAAAAGCGTATCCGCAAAATCTTCACTAAGTTTTGCGCCTTTTTCGGTAATAATACCAAGTGATAACTTTTCCTTTTTAAGCTTCTCGATTTCTTCAATGGGTTGAGTGGCAATCGAACCCATGGCAAGTGAGCCAAGGGCAGCATCCATTGTCATCGCACGCTCTTGCTCATCCATTTTAGAGGCACGCTGCATGAGCAAATTAAGCGCGTCTTCATTATTCGAGGTATTCATGAGCTCTTCGAGAAGCTCAGGATTGCCGCGCTTAAGCCCTGAAAACAAAGCACCTTGACCAGAGCGCGCTTTGCCCATGCGTTTGTTAAACATGTCTAAGCTTGAGTTGAGTTTTTCAACGGGTACACCTGAGCGCTCAGCGACATATTGCCACTGCTGGAGCGATTTAGTCCCCATGCCAACACGCGTGGCTAGTTTGGCGATAGCGTCCCCTTCTTCAGCAACACTTTTAACGAGCTTAAAGCTTGCGGCTCCTGCGGCAGCTCCCATGCCAGCAAATCCAAGTGAGACATTGCGAAGACCTCGGGCAAGACCACCAAGCTTTCCTCTTAAGTCAGCATCACTGATGTTTGCAAGTGCTTTCATGCGCTTCTGACTTAATGCCATGCTCACAGCAAGCTTGGCATTTTCGCGCCTGAGCTTAGATTCACTGTCAGCCAAATCGCCAAGCGATTTTTTTAAGGTCTTGGCACGCTCTTGCTTTGAAAGTAAGGCTTTCTGGAGTTTTTTTGTCTCTTTTTCTGTTTGCTTAAAATTTTTGATTAGCTGCTTGGAAGGCTTATCTGTTTTTTCGATTTCTTGCTTTAGCGATTGAAGCTTTGTATTGCTTGCTTCATAAGAAGAAGCGGTCTCATCGACTTGCTTTTTAAGCGCGCCAAATTGATTGATTTTTGATTGTTTTAACTCAATAGCGCGAATTGATTGACCCACACGCTCAATGCTGGAGCTTGCTTTTTTTGAGGTTTTAGAAAATGAGTTATTAAGTGTGCCGCCAATTTCAAGCGTTGTTTTGAGTTTCTTCATTGATTTGTTCGCATAAAAGAGTAAACCAGTGATGGACTTTTTGGTAAGGCCAATTCATCAAATCATTGATTTGCTCGCCTGTGTGGCGAGCTAAAAAGAGTATTTGATGTTCTATGGCAAAAAACTGGGCTTTTCCTCAACGGTTAACATGTCTTCAACAACATGACTCATGCGAAGATAATCACGCGCATGAATGTGGTCAAAATCATCATCACAAAGCTCAGTAAATACCCCAAGAATAAGGGCTTTCTCAAAATCAGGGGAGCTTGGGTCAAACTGCTTAGCCTCAAGTAAGGTCGCGGCATTTAAGGCTTTAACTTTAAGCTTGTTAAGCTTAACGCCATTTAAGTTGATTTCATTTTCAAGTTTTAATACGTCGTACATTGCGAGTTCCTTTGTTTTTTTATACGCCTAATGCTTTTCGTTCTTCAGCTAAATGGTCAACGCCACCTAGTTTAAAAACGTGGTTAGGGATGTCTATCTCGTAAATTTCTTTATTGTTTTCTAAAAATTTGATGTAATTTAAATCCATGTTGCAGGTGAGGCCAGCTGCTTCCCCCACTTTGAGGCTGCCTGGCTCAACACCTATGACAATGCCGCGCATCTCAACGCGAATTGGTGTGGTGCTGTTATTGTCTTCGACAGCCCCTCGGACCGTGAGGCTTAAATCTTTGTTTGATGGCCCACCCAATGCGCTAATGACTTTCGTTTCTAAGCTTTTAATGACAAAGCTTGTGGTGAGTTTTTCCATGCCCATTTTGACCGACTGAGGGGCGAGCATACCGCCACCTTGAAACTCTTCAATTTTCCAAGCCATATTAGGCAGTGTGACTTCCTCGACTTTACCAAGATAGCCCGTCCCATCTAAAAGGAGGTTGAAGTTTTTTAAAATTTTTCGTGTAGCCATTAAACAATTTCCTTTAAGTATTGGTTAGTGATTTGACTTCTTAGTGTGATATGTTCGGCTGGATACATTGGCGTAAAATCAAAATCGATAGTGAGTTTGCCTTGCTCGATGTCACTTGGTTGATTAAGCTCGGGGTTGGCAAAAGCCTCGCCGTTAACAATAGCACCAATACTTCGAAGGTGGCGCAAATACGCGTTAACACTTTCAACAATGCTATCGATGAAGTTCTCACTCATCGGCTTATCGTTAGCCCATAAAATAGCGCGTTGTAATGAATCGTTAATCATGTCAGCAGTACGCCTGACACATAAAAAGGCAAAACGTTTATCGCTTGATGTTGTGCGATTTCCCCACAGCCTAAAGCCGTCTTTGCGAATAATGGTGGCGACATCATTTTCATTAAGGTAGTTAGCGGCACAATTAGCATCACCTAGTGAGAAATCAATCGGTCTTGATAAACCTGTAATGCCACTGATTTCATGATTACTTGGGGAATGCCAAAAGCCGTGTTCATTGTCTATTTTAGCGATAAGACCCGCGACATAAGGAGATGCTGGCACTCGTTTGGTTGTGCCGTCTTCAAAAATTTCTACACTTGGTTCAACAATAAAAAGCCTGTCACTACCAAACTTTGCACGCATTTGCACCGCATGCACATCGCTTAAATTTGGACCATCAACAATGCCAACTGCTTTTAAGCTTTGCGCGATAATATCGATTTTTTTGGCAACTGAGAGCTCATCACTAAAGCGAGGTGCGATTAAAATGCGAGGCTTAACTCCGGTGGCTGTTTCTGCGGCTTTTAATGCATAAAGACCTGTATATTGACCTGTTAAATCATCAATGCCACCAATGATGTTACTCAGTGTTTCACTCTCGTTTTTGCCTTCTTCAACACGCACCGCAATGACCATGGCACCTGTTTGATCGAATATGCCGGTAAGTCCTGTATAAAGGCTGCCTTGACGTCCAAGTTGGGCTAGAAAGCTAGGGCTTGTGATAAGGGTAGGGGTATTTAAGGGGAGGGGATCGTCTTGTCCGTTGGCAAGATAAACTGATTTAACCGTCGGTACAAGCGCCCCATCCTTAATGACTTCAACGGCAATCAAGCTTGATGCTTGAGCGTTCTTTTCCAGTAGCGTTTTTAAACCAAGGGCTTTAATAGCTTCTTCGGCTTCAAAGTTCAGTGTAAAAGTAATCTCATTACTGTTAACGCCAACCGATGATTGTTCACCGTTTTCGATTTTAAAACTTATATTGTTACCGAGGATACCGGGTGTTTTTGCACGTACTTCAAACGTACAGCCCGCTTGCCTAACAATGACTTTAGCAGGCTGGGCACCTCTGGCATCAGGGGCAGTACCAACAATACCAATAACACTGGATTTAACCGTTTGAACAGGACGTGGTCCAACACTCTCTTCAACGACTTCAACGCCGTGTAAAAATTGTTCAGCCATTGTTTGCTTGCTCCTTTAATTTGTATTGCTCTTTTAGTACTGCTTCGATGTCATTGTTGTTTTCTACAAATCGACTAATAACGGCATCAGCGCCTTTTAAATCAACGGTTGATTCAAATGACGCGGTGTCGCTGCATTCATCTAGGATTGATTTTGCTGTTGTTTGAATATTTGTAATTTCTTCGTTCTGTATCGCTTGAAGGAGTTTAGTGAGGCTTAGGTAAAGCCATGCTGTCATGTCATTGGTGCGTCCTAAAATACTTCTGTCATCGCCTGCTTGGCTATAAATAGCGCCTCTGCACCGCTCTTTTTCTGAAATAATCGGTGGAGGCATTTGGTTGTAGTGGCTTTCTCTTATGTCGTCGTAATGCATAGTGGTTCCTATAATTTGTCGCGATAGATGAAAGAGTGATACTCGCCCATTATTCCATGGCCCGGTGGGTTATAAGGCGTGGGGCAGTTTTTGATGTTGTTGGGCGGGGTGTTTGAGCGTATCATCGATCCCAATACTGCACTAAAACCCACCGTACAAGAGTTAATGAACATATCGCTTAAACAACAGAATGATTTGAGGTGCGCATAGATTCCGTAATCGCAGTCGCTAATTGTTGTGTCATTTGAGTTAATATAGCCGTTATTATTAGCGCTAAGCCCTAAAGCGCATTTTTCGATAGATGTGCCTGATACAAGTAACGAACTCATATTGACGGCGTATGTGCCATGTGTTGCATTGCTTATTGTCCCGTTAACAATGTTGGCGCAACTATTAACAGAGCACTCTACCCCAGAAGTGCCTCGTGCATTTCCTTCTTTTTTCAAACAAGATACAGTGGGGATGTTTAAATATAGGGTGCTATTGTAATCAGCGTACATGCCGCGATCGGTATCTCTTGCTTCACTATTATTGCTAATAAATGACGAGTTAAACTGAGCGCAGATACCTATCCTTGTCTTCACTGTTTTAAGCGATGATGAGCTAATTACGTTAGATTGCGTTACTCTTAAACCTATTTTTTGATAATCATTGCCTTTAATTGTTAGTCCGTTAATATGTAAAGCTGGGACACCATCAACGCAAATGATATCGGTACTTTCAGCGTAATTGGCTGTAATAGAAACATCATCAGGGTTAGATATCTCGCCTTCTATATAGATATTATTACCAATGGGAGGATGGCTTAAATAAATCCCTTTATTGATTGTATGAACGCCTTTTTTAAGCTTAAAGACAAGTGGCGCTGCAATTCGTTTACCTCTCACTGAATCCCAAGCTGATTGTAAATCGGGGAAGTCACCGTCAGCCCCAACATGAATAATTGTTCTATCTTCATGGTCTTCTCGATGCGATTCTAAAATCCTTGTATCAACATAGGCGCGAGAGGCCATGACAATCGATGGGTCGATTTTTAGCTCAATTTGACTGTTATTACTATGCGCTATCGCAAGCTGCACAATCTCTTCGCGTGAAATCCCATCACTTAAATTAGGCTTAACAGTCGCAGGGTAGCGACCAACGGCGAAAAGCTCACCGTCTTCATCAAAAATGCCCGCCTCACGAATAATAAAACCGCCTACGTTTGAGGGGATGTGAAGTTCAGCGACCAAGATGTTCGCATCCTGCTCGTGTTGAAAAAGCCGATTAATTTCTGCGCGATAAACCTCTCTAATTAATGCACTTTGATTGGCCGCGGGTAAAGCGTCATCATTGCCCGCGGCATCGCCGATAGCAATGGTTTTAAGTCTCACCGCTTTGCCGTTTGCCTTGGATAAAGTGAGCTTTTCAAGACCGCGCTCGGTGATAATGGAATAATAATTACTCACGATTGTTCCTCGTTGTGAAGTCGGGTAATCCCTGCTGTTTTAAGTTGAGAATAGGTGTGTTGATGACAGGTTGTTTGAATGCGAAAAGGCATCCAGCTATTAACAAAAGTCGTTGCACCTGATTTTTCAAAGCAACGCGTATTATCAATAGCGCGTGTTGTGATAACCGGGTTAATCATGGGGCCTATGAATGTCGAGCTACCCATTTTCTTATAAATTCCCGGTGCATCTTGTGCGTTGGTTTTTGTAAAAAGGGTTATTGCACTTAAATGACTGCGCGCATTTTTTGTCGCGGCAATAGTTTGCTCAAGCAGGCGTAATTCGCGCTCAACAAAAGGCTTGTCTTGAACATCCACTTTAACGCTAAAAGTAAAAGGGCAGGCAAGAGGTGTTTGTTCAAACCATTCTTTAAAAGACACATTAAGCCCAAGTGAATCAAGAGCGGTATTCATTGCCGCTCGTGTTCCTTTTTTGCGATGCACATCAATACTTGAGCCAATCGCATGGCGCTTTTGGTTTTCACTTAAACTTTCATTCCAGTTATCCACTGAAACAGACCAACCCAAAAAAGGTAGGAGCGAAGTTGGACAAGTTGCGGGTTGGTAGAGGAAGGTTATATCAAAAGGCGTATTAAAGAGTGGTGTGACGGATTCACACAATGCCTTTTCGGTGGGACTTGCGTTCGGTGGTAATAAATTCATCCTACCACCTCGGTTTTAACTGAAATATTCGCACATCGTGCTGCTTGGTTGGGTTTTATTTTCGTGTCAAAAACAGGGTTTGGTGTGACTTCCACACGTTCAATGTTGTCACTGGCAAAAGCCCCGTAAATACGCGAAAGGGCGATGGTTTCACCGAGTTTAAAATGTGAGTTTAAATACTCTTCAAGCTTTTGTTTGGCTTCATTAACCACAACAAGCGCATCTGGGCCTTGTTTCACATAAGCTTTAATTGATACGTCAAATTCTAAAATTTCAGCCCCACCAACTTTGACAAAATCGGTTAAAGGGCGAACTTCATCGGCTGATAATCGGTTGTTTACCGTTTCTAATAAATCTTGAGAGGCATTACCATTGTCTTGCTTTGAAAGAACAACGACATTCACAACACCGGGGGACTCTGAATACACCGCAACATCATCAACGTCGTGGTGAGAACTTAACGCATGAAAAACATAACTGCCATGACTGCCTGCATTGGTAAAACTCTCAGGGGCTTTTTGAATACGCGCTCGGAAAGTCTCATCACTCTCATAGACATCGGGCGTCGGTGGGATTTTTGAATCGTCACCCTTTGAGACTAAAAAGCGTTTAACACCGACAAGCGCGCCTAAGTGATCGAGATTTTCTTTTGCAGCAAAGGCCAGCATCACTTGATGACCTGCTGAGTTAACATCATGCAGCATTCGCTCACAACAAAAGGCTGCTGCTTGTAAAATTTTAACGGCTGGATCACTTTCAACAGTGGCGTCAAACTCAGGCAATGTAGTTTGAAGCTGAGTCAGTAATCGTTGATAGATTTCTTCACTAGTCGGCAGCTTAATAATGTCAGGCTTTGAAAGTTTGGATAAATCGATTTGGCCTCGAATACTCATAGGCGCACCTCGATTTGGGTGAGGTTATTTTTATATTGCCCAAACAGACTTAAAATCACTTTGCCTTCTTGTTGGGAAAGCACAACACGCTCAAGGATAAAGCGCGTTTCCCAGCGGGCGAGGGCCTCGGCGGTAGCTGCGATAATATCAAGCTTCGTTTCACCGTTAAGTGGCTTGTCTATCAAATCAAAAAGGGCTGAGCCATAATCACGTCGCATAACGCGAGTATTAAGCGGTGTTGTTAAAATATCTTCAACACTTTGTTTTACATGATTAAGGCCGCCCAAAAGCTTGCCTGTGTTTGCGTTTGTACCGTTCATGATGCAAGTATGACGGTGAACACGGGGTGAAACCTTCGTTTTTTTGCGAAAACTAAATGTTTTTTGCTGAAATGATGCCGGTTGCCTGGATATTGCCGTTAAAGGTGGTGTTTTCGCAATCAATAGCCACTGAATCGCCCGTAATCGTCACATTTTTAGCCTTAATATTGACGTTTTCATTGGATTCGATAACAATGCGCTCGGCGGCATGAACAGTAACATTTCCTGTGCTTCGAATACAGGTGTGCTTAGCACCAGTAAGGTGCGAAATTTGGGTGCCGTCACCAAACTTAATCATGAATTCATCGCGTGCGTTACTAGGTGGTGGCGCGTCATTATGATAAAGCCCATTAATAACCACCCCTTGGTTTATTTGCCCACTCGGTGAGAGTATTACCACTTGCTCGCCAACGTCAGGTGCAAGCCAACTACTGGTGGCCCCTGTGGTCATTGATACCCAAGCAAGCCAATTAGTTTTTGAATTTCCCAAATCAACACGCACACGAGCGGTGGAGTAATTTACTTCAGCGACAGTACCAATACGAATAAGATTAGCAATGCGTGCGTTTAAGTCAGTAAGCCCCGCTTGCATAATTATTGACCGCTGCGCAATTCTGGGGGTTCTTCCATAGAAGGCTTTTCAAGCATAAACAGATGTTCTTTAATTGCAATGGATTGATTGAAACGAATTTCCCATACCCGATAGGCTTCATCGTGCGGGCTAAACTCATCGGCTGTGGAGCTGATAACTATCGCAGGCTCGGCATAAATATCCCAGCGATTACCGCGAATAAAGCGACTGATTTCAATCGCTAAGTCTTCTAATTGAATCACCGGGTCGTCAACTAATGATGAACCCACAAGCTTTAAGCTAAACTGACAATCTAGAGTGCAATCATCGGGTGGCACGTTATCGGGGTAACTAAATTCGGTTAGCTCTAAAAAAACGGCAGGTGTTGCCACTCTTCCCTCAATCCGGCTATTAAAACCACCGGTTTTAAGATTTGGAAACTCTCTTAGGAGTGTTTCTATCGCGTGACATTGAAATTCTGCTATTGTTGTTGGCTTAAAATCCATCGTAATTCCTGAGTAAATAGGGTTTGTAATCGTTTATTCATTGTTGGCATGATATTAACTTCTATCACGGTATCAGCCTGTTTCTCAATACTCACAGTTTGCCGCTCAATTGGCAAGCGCGCTTTGCTTACACGCTTAAAAACTTGCGGTTTAGCGCTGTTTTTGACAAGAAAAGCACTTTTAAACAGGGTATTGCCTGCCTTAACGCCACCAACCATAGCGTTGGGCTTTAAATACCCTGCTGAAATGGGCGATAAACCTAGCCAAATGCGTGATTGATGGGTTTTTGCATCGATATGGCTTTTTAATCGCCGTTTAATCACAGCATTGGGAAGACCAGTATCCCGAGCGAGTTCTCGTGCAAGATGGGTAATCACCCAGCGTGTTGTTTTACGAAGCGCACGCGTTAGTGCAAGATGAATGTCTTTTTCGGTTGCCGCCATTGACCTTGCAATTGAATCGAGTGCTTTGTTATCAACGTTTAAATCGACTACATTGGGCAAAGTTGTAATTCCCCCACCCCATCGGCGAATCGAATCGCGGTGATTTTATAGTCTTTACCTTCGATTGAAATCTCTTGCCCACGGCGTAACTGCATCACATCTTCAAATGCTGCAAAGAAAATCACACTCTCTGTTTCCAGTGTTAGCGCATGTGAGAGATGCTCGGTGATATCAAGTGCTGAAAATATCCCGTTAAAGATAAGTACTGCGCCTTCATCGGGCAAGTAAGAGCGAGCAGTCACAGCAATGGGACTATTAAAAAACGCTTCGTTGAATATTTTATGCATAGCAGGCCTTTATTGTTGTTCTTTTATTTTTTAACGGCCGGCGTTTGTTTTTTTTCAATGGTTGATGCCTTTTTTTTCTTTTTCTGGCGCTCTATCGCAAGCTCGGCAACAAGGACTGCCTTTTCTCTTTCGACTAAAAAATCAGCGTGTTCACATTCTGTTTCAATAACACTGCCGATGGGCTGCATGTGCCCATCGTGCCAAATACTGCGTAATAACTCTATTTTCTGCCTTCCCATTACTTAGCCCCTTTTTTTAAAGCAGCGGCTTTATTGGCAATAACAAAAGACTCTGTACGTCTAACCGCAAAATCCAAGTTTTGATGCATGACAATTTTAATCACACGTGACTCTAATTGAGTGAGAGGATCGACATTAAGCTCTATACCTCCCCAGCTTCCAACGACTAAATCAGTGAAATTGCCAAAAAAGAGCTGGCCTTTAGGGATTTGATTGCTCGCATGAACGCTAAAGCCATTAATTGTCCCGTTACTATCAACAATAGGGGCTTGTATGCCATTGCCTCTGGGAATTAACTTTGTTTGGCTGTAATCAGCAGGATTCATGACAAAGGTCATGGCTTGTCCTGTGGCATTTTTTGAAGCGATGATTTTTTCAAGCTCGACAAAATCAGCAAATTGCATCATATCAGCATAGTCATACGTTTGAATGCCCGGTGTCTTCACAAGACCTAGCGGTTGCTTATTACCTTCCCCATAAAGTGCGGCATAATCAATAGCAAGGGCTGCTTGAGTTGCCATATCACGTTTGATAATTGCCTCAACATTGCTGGCTGAATTAGCGAGTAGCTCTTTGGTGACAGACGTTGCAACCCCGATTGTACGCGGTTGCATATCAATGGAGTCAAAGCCCACTTGAGAGTGCCCTGCTGCTTCCATCTCACCGACCCAAAAGGCTTTGGTTGAATCGGTTTGCTTAGGAATTTTAATGTAACCACTTAAGTTAGTCATATGTGTCGCTAACTGTAAAGTGACCGATTGATTGTTTAAAATATCAATGAAAGAGCCATCTAAATAGCTTTGTTTAATCGTACCGCTCGCATTAGACGAGTCACCCTCAAGACCTGTCATTGTGTGCGTTGTTGTTCTTGCTAATACTTCGTAGGGTACAGCAATGCCACCACCTACCTGCATACCCTGACGCTGAGCTTGTTCGCTCACATCAAGCTCAAAAGCAGCCTCATCACGCGCTTTTGTTGAGTTTGGTTGAATCAAATAATTTAAAGCACGTTGGAAGCTAAATTGACGGGCTTCTTTGTCACTTAAACCTATTTTAACTTGTGAATTATCCTTTAATGGTTTGCTACCTTTTTCATGCATTTCATCCATAATGTATTGGCGAAATTGCTCAGATGTTTTTCCTTCTTGAATAAATTGATTTTGGGCCTTTTCATAACCGTAGCGCTTGCCAAGCTCTAAGAGTTCATTAACGCGTTTGCGTTCATTATCTGCTCCTTGCTCGACGGCCTTTGTGTTTAATTCTTCTTTGTTCATGGTGGTTGGTTCCTTTTGAGTGGACGGTAAGATGGATTCTAAATGACGACCGACACCCACACTGATGTCTGCCGGGACACTGACAACGCTTATTTCTAAAGGCTCCCAGTCAGTGACGTTAAACTGTTTTTCGTTATCCTCATTAGCTTGTATGTCATACACAGCATAGCCAACACTGATGTGCTGGCGAATGCCATCAACAACATCTTGGAAAATTTCTTCAGCCAGCGCGCTTTTACTGAAACGCACCACAGCACGCCCTTTGCCATCTTCAAGCCAAGCACGTTCAACTACACCAATTTGGCGAGTCCAGTCGTGATCGAGTAACAGGGCTGCGTTATTCTCTAGGCGTTGCATGCGTACGTTTTGCGCATCATGCTGTAAGATTTCATCGCCAAAGTGGCGCTTATACGGTTTGTTGCTTGAAAAAGCGAGTGTCACGGTGCGCTTATCGACATCGATGTTTTGTGCGCTAATGGTGACACTGCGTTTGCTAATCGCGTTTTGTGTTGTCATCAGGGGTTAAGTCCTTAGGTGAGGGGGTTGGCGTTGGGTTTAATAGGTGGGTAAGCCCGTATTCGGCAAGCTGTTCATTTTCGTGCTGTAACTGGTTAAAGACATGCTCGGGGTCACTCCCCATTTCGCGAATAATGTCATCACGGGTAGTAACCCCTAGATTAAGCTTCTTCTCAAAAGCAGTCATCTCTTTAGCGGGATCGACCCATTGCCAGCGACGCGCTTGGAAACGCACGTCTAAAGCCTGTTCAAAGTCGCTATTAGAAAGCCCGTTAATCGCATTAAATAGCAATGCTTTCTCTAGCCACTTTTCATAAAGAGGCATTAAAAAAGCATGAATAAACCAGTTTTGAATAGTCCGGTAGTTATCGCGCTCATCAATTGCCCCTTGGCGAAGGCTCGAATAGTTTACCCCTTCTAAATCAGAGGCTAGCGAGTTATAACTCACACCTAACCCACTGGCGATACCACGTAAAATGTTTTTGGTGAAAGGCTCTATTTCTCCGTTAGGGTACTGGCTATCAAATGACGTCATTTCATACCCATCGGGGATAATCCCATAGCCGATATGCTCATCTTGAAAGATGGGGGTATTCTCAGCATCAAGCGCATCACTGTATTGCTTTTTAAAAAAGGCAATTTTGCGTGCTGTTGAATTGGCATTAATAATGGCTGCGTCTTGGTAGCTATCTAACATTTTCATGCGAAAGAGTGCTGTTGCAACCCATGGCATACCGCGATTTTGGCCGACAAAATCGGTTTGAAAAAGATGAATGATTTTATCAGCGGCTATGCGCTGGTATTTTTTTTGGCTGCTATTGCCTTCTTCATCGCTGTCTAAAATATGATAGGCAATCGGTTTGCCATGCGGGTTAAATTCAATACTGTTTCTAATGTAATAATGATTTTTTAGCTTCTTGTTGTTATCAATATCTAAGCGTGTGCTGTCGATTAATTGAAGTGATAGCCCAAAGGGGTTATCCGCATCGTCAATCAGGTGGATAATCGCCTCACCGTCTTGTGCCACAGTCGTTAATATGACTTGCTGCATTTGAATAAAGTTAAGTTTGCCTTGAATATCGCAATACTCTTTTTTCTTCCATTTCTGCCACGCACTTTCAAGGCTGGCATTTTTTTTCTTTTTGCGTTTGCCGTTTGAATCAGTCATGAGAGCGTGTAATACAATGCCATCAGGGCCTATGACATTCGTTTTTAATAACTGAAAATAGCGTTTTACATAATCGTTTTTGCGGTGTTGCTCACGCGCACGCGATACTGTATTACGGTGATGACGATTTAATGTTGCATCAATGCTGGTATCACCCGTGCGCCAGCCTTGAAGGACAGACTCCAACTCATCGGTTAAATAGCGTTTAAAATTTGTTTTAAAGTTTGCCACACGCTGTGTGATATTTTTTTGAGGATGTTTTTTTTCGCGCCGCTTAAACATCAAATCTCACCCGTGCTGTTTTAAACAATCCTTGCCTTGATGCACTATTTATCTCGCGTAATAAGCGTTCGCGGCAATCCAGTTGCTCGGTGAGACTCATCATGCCAACCGCTTTGCCACCGATGGTCATTGATTGCATCGATTGGTTTGCACGACCTTCAATGGCGGCTTCTAATGCGTTGAGTGTTTTTTTTGCAAAATCAAGATTAATAGTCATAGCTCTTAAAAAAGCCTTAAGGGAGGAGATAACCTTGAGGCTTACAGGGTTTAAAGTTCGCGCCAAGATGGAGTCTTGGGGCGTGGTATGAAACTATTATGGCAAGCCTTATTCGCTAAAACCTTCGTTTTTTTGCGAAAATCATTCTCGGTTTCCTCTTTTTTATTGAGCAACTCATTAAGCTGGTTAAGATTGGGGGCTATGATTTTTAAGGCTGCTAACGCGTAGACCCGACAATCAAGGGCTTCATTTCGTTTGTTGGCTCTCACATTGCGCCACTCGGGTCGCTGGAAACCTTTGTGATAGCGGATGAATCGTTTTTCTGCGGTAAGCTGTAAAAAATATTCCTCATTGTAGAAGTCTGGAAAGTGACAAAAGCCCGCCCCAGATTCGGAAATTTGTAACTGTTTGTAGATGAGTGTTTTTGCCTCATCCACACCGATGGTATACAAATCAATGGGGCGTTGGTTTTTGCCACTTTGGCGTCTAGACGGTGCACTTACCAGCGGCCTGTTAAAACCACTAACACCTTTTATTCCAAATAATCGTCCTGAGCTGCGACGCCTGATGTATTCATAGCACGCTTGGGTTGTACCCTCACCGCCTCCGGTATCAATGCACGCACTACCGATAGACAGCACGGCTCCACTTTCATGCGTAAACGATTCAGAAAGCAGCTTATCGAGTTCTCGCCATACATCATCATGCATTGGGTTGCCGTGCAAAATTCGATAATCCACTGACCATGATTCAAGCCCTACTCCCCAACCGACTATTTCAACTTCCAGTCTATCCATTTGCATATCAATACCAGCCGTTAAAAAGCATGCGCCTTGAGGGACAGGAGCTAAATAACTTTCTGTGCGCGAAATTAAACTTTGCTCATCCACGGACTCGCTTTTTTCTTCCCACGTTTCAGCCAGCGAGACATTCACAAAGGACTGCAAGTCATGGCTTGCCTTTTTCTCTAAGAAGGATTTAACGATGTCTGAGAATTTACGCCACGGGGAGTACAACTCGTTTAAATGGAAACTGGCATGCCCTTTAAATTCTTTTTCAGCCACCCATTTTCCAAGGCGTAACATCGCAAGTTTATCCGCATCTCGGATAATGCCACCACATTGCCCACACACATAAAAGGCAGTATCCGGTAAATGTTCACCCTCCTTTTTATCCCATTTGACTTGTGACCATTGCAAGGTTTGAAAAGTGTTACAGTGAGGACAAGGCACATGAAAACGGCGTTTATCCCCTTGTTCAAAGGCTGTTTCTATACGTGATGCGCCTTTAATCGTTGGCGTTGAGGTCAGTACGAGTTTTCGTTGGTCGCCAAAGGTTGCCGCACGTTGCCAGAGCAAATTAACGGGGTCGCCTTCTTCTGTTGTTTCGTAGCCGTCTATTTCATCACAAAGAATCACAGGAGCAGAACGCCCTCGCATGGTATTGCTTGAACCTGAGTAGGCAAACATCAAATATCCACCTGGGTAGGATTTCATATTCTGATTGTTAACCCCTGAGCGTGCGCGAGGCTTGGCGACTCGCTCAGCAAGGGAGGGTGTGTCATTAAGCAAGGGATTGAGTTTTGCCTCCATCCACGTTTGCAAGTCGCGTTGGGTTGGCTGCATGAGCATCATGCTTTTAGGGTCTTGGGAAATGTAGTAACCAATGATGT